ATGCAATTCCTTGTCACTCAAGATCATCTGGCGGTGGTGGAGCTGGTGGAGCAGGTCAACCCGACTCAGCGCCTACCAGACCAAGAGGTCACGATGGTGGACCAGGAGTAGCATCTTCAATTACAGGATCACCTGTTACAAGAGGTGGTGGAGGAGCAAGTGGAGCCAACGGTTCTGAACCTATCGGTTTTGGAGGTCCAGGTGGTGGCGGTAATGGAGCAAACTCAGGTACAGCAGCGAACGCTGGAGCAGCAGGTACTGGCGGAGGCGGAGGTGCCGGAGGAGATGGAAATTATTCAAATGGTGCTGGTAAAAATGGTGGATCAGGTGTAGTAATTATTAGATTACCTGGTTGCAGATCAATTTCTGTGTCTCCTTGTGCAAATACAATAACTTCTTGTGTTGGTCCAACAAATGATAAGGTGGCAACATTTAATACAACAGGAACATTTACTTTAGATTAATTATGGCACATTTTGCAGAAATAAAACAAAAACAAGATCCTACTGGATTTACCAATAATACTCTATGGGTAGTAGAAAGAGTTATTGTTGTAGACAACAATATTTCAACATCAAATGGTCCATTAGGAGAAAATGATGGGCATGTTGATGGTGAAACTTGGTGTCAAAATTTTTTTAAAGGTGGAACTTGGAAACAAACATCTTATAATCAAAATTTTAGAGGAGTTTTTGCTGGTAAAGGTTCTACATATGATTTTACAAAAGATAAATTTATACCACAACAACCTTTTGCATCTTGGTCATTAGATTCAAACGATGATTGGCAACCCCCTGTTACTTATCCAACAATTGTCACTTATGATGATAATGGGGAAAATAAACCTTATAAAATATATTGGGATGAAGAAAATTTAACATGGGAAGCTAGAGATCATTCAACTCCTAATAATTATTTTCAATGGGATGCAAGCAATCTTTCTTGGGTTGCTATATAATATTATTTTTTACTTAAAGTAATTGCAATTGAATACCTGTCTTCTGGCAGGTGAAAAGGTGCTGCATGTTCTAGTTTAGCATCAAATACTAATAATGAATTTTCAGGGCAATTAGTAACTTCTACTTCATGAATTTGTTTTCTAAAAATAGTTCCTATATTATTTTTATTTTTTAAATAATATACCATTGTAATGTCACAATCTTTGTGTGTATGCCAACACAAATAATTTCCTTGACTATAATTTGCCCAACAAGTTTTTACATTATAATTTTTGTGATATTTTTTTATTTTTTTTAAAAAACAATTTAATTCATTTTTTAAATGAAGATTGGGTTTGGTTTGTAAACCAGGATAGTTGTGTCCAAAATCAACTAATTGTGTTTTTACAAATTTTAATAAATAGGTTTTTTCTTTTTTGGATAATATTTCTTTATATAATTTCATGTGTAATATATATTATATTGTTTCATAAAGTAAACAGGCATTGACTTATTTAACTTAAATGATATTTAATACAATTATAAAGATATGAACTTACAAAATTATTACTGGTATTTTCAATCAGTCATTCCAGAAAGAATTTGTGATGACATTGTAAAATATGGAAACAAACATTCAGATAAATTAGGTGTAGTTGGAGGATTAGGAGATTCTTTAAATAAAAAACAAATTAAAAATTTAAAGAAAAAAAGAAATTCAAATATTGTTTGGATGAATGACACATGGATTTATAAAGAAATACATCCATATATTAATACTGCTAATAAAAATGCAGGTTGGAATTTTCAATGGGATTATTCTGAATCTTGTCAGTTTACTAAATACAAAAAAGGACAATATTATGGTTGGCACTGTGATGATTGGAAAAAACCATACCATTTTAAAGATAAACCAAATGATCCACAAAATGGAAAAATTAGAAAATTATCTGTAAGTGTTTTATTATCTGATCCAAAAGAATTTGATGGAGGAGGATTAGAATTTGATTTTAAAGATACAGAACCAAATAAAAAAACAAATATTGTAGAATGTAAAGAAATTTTATCAAAAGGTTCTTTAGTTGTTTTTCCATCTTTTTTATGGCATAGAGTTAAACCTGTCACAAATGGAACAAGATATAGTTTGGTAATTTGGAATTTAGGATGGCCTTATAAATGAAAACTTTTCCTCAAGTATTAAAGAGAAATGATCTTTTTCCATCTCCAATATGGATTGGAGAAGATACTAGTTTTATTAAAAAATTAAATAAAGCATCTGATCCATATATTAAAGAATCAAAAAAAGCAGCTAAAGATATTTTAAATAAAAGAAATAAAAATATGGGTGATAGAGGAGATATGGGTCACGTATATCATTCAACAAGTTTAATAAATGATACTAACTTTTTAGATTTACAAAACTATGTCATAGCAACATCAAATAATCTTTTATTAGAAATGGGTTTTGATTTAACAAATTATCAAGTTTTTATGACTGAGATGTGGGTACAAGAATTTGCAAAAAATGGAGCTGGGCATCATAGTTTACATACACATTGGAATGGTCACATTTCTGGTTTTTATTTTTTAAAAGGCTCTGATAAAACATCTATGCCTGTTTTTGAAGATCCAAGACCTGGTAGTTTAATGAATTCGTTGCCAGAAAAAGATAAATCTATAATTAGTTATGCAACACCGCAAATTAATTATAAACCAACTCCAGGTAAAATAATTTTTTTTCCTTCATATATGCCACATGAATTTGTGGTAGATATGGGATATGAACCTTTTAGATTTATACATTGGAATTGCCAAGCAGTTCCAAAATCGATTGTAGGCTATAATAAATGAGAGAATATAAAATAGATAAATCTCATTGTATCGGAGGTTGGTTCATTGATAAAAATGTTTGTGATCAAATAATAGATATGTTTAAAAAAACTCCAGATGCTTTAAAACATATTGGAGCTTATGGTTCTTATAATACTGTTGAAAAAATAATTGATAAAAACATAAAAGACTCTACAGATTTAAAGATTGATTCAAATAATTTAAATTATCCTATTAATGCTTACAGAGAAAATCTTCAAAAATGTTTAGATAAATATGAAGAAAAATTTCCAGAAGTAAAACATCAGCTACAAGCTTTTAATGTAGAAGAAACAGGTTATGTTATACAGTTTTATAAAAAGAACGGTGGCTTTAAAATATGGCATTCTGAAAGATCAGGGATTGAAACTAGCAAAAGAGTTTTGGTTTTTATGACTTATTTAAATAATGTTTCTGACGGAGGTACATATTTTAAATACCAAAATTTAAAAATACCGGCTAAAAAAGGACTTACATTAATTTGGCCTTCTGATTGGACACATACACATAAAGGTCAAATAAGTAAAAAATATGAAAAATACATAGTAACTGGTTGGTATTCTTTTACAGGGAAAAATAATGTTTAAAAAAAATAAATATTTAGTTTTAAAAAAAGCAGTGTCAAAAGAATTAACTGAATTTATTTATAGTTATTTTGTAAACAAAAGAGAAGTTGCAAAATTTTTATTTGATAAAAGATATATATCCCCCTTTACAGAATATTTTGGTGTATGGAATGATCAACAAGTTCCAGGTACTTACTCTCATTATTCTGATATTGTAATGGAAACTTTGTTACAAAAATTAAAACCTTTAATGGAAAAAAATACAGGGTTAAAACTTTCTGAAACTTATTCTTATGCTAGAATTTACAAACAAGGTGATATTCTTAAAAGACATAAAGATAGATTTTCTTGTGAAATTTCTACAACTTTAAATTTAGGTGGAGATCCATGGCCAATTTATCTAGAACCTTCTGGTAAAGAAGGAATGAAAGGTATTAAAATAGATTTAAAACCTGGTGATATGTTAATATATAAGGGATGTGATTTAGAACATTGGAGAAATGAATTTAAAGGTAAAAATTGTGCTCAAGTTTTTTTACATTATAATAAAACAAATTCAAAAATAGGAAAAACACATTATTTAGATACAAGACCTTTAATTGGATTACCAACTTACTTTAAAAAAATATGAAAGATATACAAATAATAGATAATTTTTTAGAACCTGAATATATAGAAAAGGTAAGATTATATGTTGAAAAACATTTGTCTGATCCTATGTGGAATACTAATTTATCATGGGGTGGTGATATTAGAATATCGTCAACACAAGTTTCTTGTTTTAGTTTATTAAAAAATAAACAATTATGTAATCACGTATCAAAAAAATATAAGTTACTATATCCAGAATTAAAAAATAAAAAGTTAGTTAGTTATTCATTTTATATTTGGCATAAATTAAGTTATATACCTTTTCATGATGATGGTGGAAAATTTTTATCTTCAACAATATATTTAAATGAAGAATGGAACAAAAATTTTGGTGGTTTATTTCTATATGAAAAAGATAATGAAATAAAATGTATATATCCATCTTTTAATAGATGTGTTGTTAATACAAATAAATTAAGTCATGGTACAAGTTTAACATCTATAGATGCTCCATATAGAACAACATTGCAAATATTTTTTAAATGAAAATAATTCAAAATTTTTTAGGAATACATAAATTTAAAGAATTAAAAGATTATATTTTTTCTGGACAAATTCCACTTTATTATAATAATGCTGTTTCTGATCGACAGGTAGATGGAGGAAAAGATTTTATGTTTAATCATGTATTTTATCAAGATGATAAACAAACAAGTGATTTATTTAATAAAATGGTCATGCCTATACTTGGAAGATTAACATTTACTCATTTACTAAGAGCTAAATTAAATTGCTATGCTAAAAAACATAAATTTATTGATACACCTTTTCATACAGACGATAATATTCCACATAAAGTTGCTTTATTTTCTTTTAATACTTGTAATGGATATACTTATTTTGAAGATACAAAAGAGAAAATAAAATCTGTTGAAAATCAAATTGTATTATTTGATGGTTCTAGAAGACATTGTAGTGTGGCACAAACTGATACTAATATAAGAGTAAATATTAATATAAATATAATTTGAAAAATTTTAAAAAATTATTATCAAAATATAAATTAGCAACCAAAAATCAAAGAGAAAAAGAATTTTGGGATATAGAAGGTATATTAAAAAATAGACTAAATCAAAAATTTAAGTTTGATTTAAGACCATTAAAAAATAATAGCAAAGGCGGTTCCTTTAATACTAAAGCTGACAAGATGGTATTTGATATGAAAGATAAATATATAATAATAGATGTAGAAGAACTTCATGATTATTTAAATAATAATAGTTTAAAAGTAGTGCAATTAGAGGATTTGCTATCTAAGCTAGAATGGAATATAGTTTTACCTAAAAAAGCTTAATCTTTATAGATATACGCTTATGGTGTATAATCCAGATATGCCATTAACAAAAGTACAATTTGCGCCAGGATTCAACAAACAAGCATCAGACTCAGGGGCTGAGAACCAATGGGTTGATGGGGACTTTGTTAGATTTAGATACGGTATGCCTGAAAAAGTAGGCGGATGGCAAGAGATAATGGACAAAAAACTTGTTGGAGCTGCAAGAGATTCACACAGTTGGGCTGATTTAGATGGAAGAAGATACATAGCCTTTGGTACAAACAAAATTTTATATGTATATGACGGTGATGATTATTATGACATAACACCATTTGATACTTCACTAGCACAATCAGGTTGCGATATTACTACGACGAATGGTTCAACCACGGTTACAATAACATGCCCCTCGGCTCACGGCCTCGAACCAGGTGATATCTTAACTTTTGAAAATGCAGGATCTTTCACTGGAGGACAAACAAGTTATACAGCAACTGACTTTGATGATATATTATTCGAAGTACAGTTAGTCCCTACTACAACTACCTTTACAATTACTATGCCAACAGCTGAGACGGGTACAGGAGCAACTAATGATGGAACTTTAGATTCTAAACCTTATTATAAAGTGGGTCCTTTACTACAGGCGTTCGGGTTTGGTTGGGGCACAGCTTTATGGGGTGGATCTACTTGGGGTACACCTAGAGCAACTTCAGATGCGGTTTTAGATCCAGGATCTTGGTCATTAGATAATTACGGTGAGCTATTAATTGCAACTATTAAAAACGGTGCAACATTTTCTTGGGATCCAAATAATGGTGTAGCAACACGAGCAACTATACTGTCTGGAGCTCCTACCACATCGGTCATGAGCATGGTGTCAGATAGAGATAGACATTTAATTGTTCTTGGAACAGAAACAACTATTGGTTCACCAACTACACAAGATAAAATGTTTATAAGGTTCTCGGATCAAGAATCTTTAACTGATTACACTGCGACATCAACAAATACTGCAGGATCTTTCAGAATTGATAGTGGTACTAAAATTGTAGGTGCTGCAAAAGCAAAAGATTATATTTTAATACTTACTGACACATCTGCTTATTTAATGCAGTTCGTAGGTCCACCATTTACATTTAGTATTAGACAGGTCGGATCCAACTGTG